GAGATAGGTGGAGATTTAATTTTCTTAGCACCAGATGGTTTAAGAACTATTGCAGGAACAGCAAGAATTGACGATATAGAATTAAGTTCTATTAGTAGAAAGATAATGCCATTATTTAGAGATGAAGTAATGCCTTTTCTATCATCAATTAGATTTGCTAGTATGGTAATTAGAGAAAAAAGTCAATATAGATTATTCTATTTTAGAGCAGGAGTAGCTAATACTATTCAAGGTGGAATTATAGGAACATTTAAAATATCTTCTACAGGTGCAGGAGTATATGAATGGAGTACTACAAAAGGAATACCTGCTAAAGTAGCACACTCTGGTGTAGATGAAAATGGAAGTGAAGTTTTATATCATGCATCTGAAGATGGTCGTATATATAATCACGATACTGGAAATGGTTTTGATGGTGTAAATATTGCAGCAACATATAAATCACCCGATATGGATTATGGTGATGCAGGTATTAGAAAAACTTTATATTATATTAAAACAAGTATTCGTTCAGAAGGAACAAACAACAATTTAAAATTACAAACTCGTTACGATTTTGAAAGTAGTGATGTAACTCAACCCGCAGAAATAGCATTAGGAGCATTACAAACTCCTGCTCAATTTGGAAGTGGGTCAACATTTGGTACAACACTTTTTGGTGGAACATTATTTCCACAACAAAAAACAACACTAACAGGTAGTGGATTTACAAATAGCTTTAGAGTTAGAAGTACAGGTACAAGTTCGCCTTATACTGTCTCTGGATTTTATGTAGATTTTATACCTGCGGGAAGGACATAATAAATGGCAGTATATTTAAGACAAAGTAATTTCACAGATGGTGATACTATATTTGCATCTTTATTAAATAATGAATATGACCAACTAGCCGAAGTCTTTACTAGTAATAATGGTCATACACATGATGGAACAACTAATGGTGATGGTGGACCAATATCAAAATTATTTAGTAATGCTATTACTTTTGGTACTAATGCCAATACAGATGTTGTAGTTACATTTGATGCAACAAGTAATGATGGTGTTCTTACATGGATGGAAGATGAAGATTACTTTAAATTTTCAGATGACATCTTAGTAGATTCAGCAGAAAAAGTTTTATTTAGAGATTCAGCAATCTATATTCATTCATCAACAGATGGACAATTAGATTTAGTTGCAGATACAGAAATACAAATTGCAGCAACAACAGTAGATTTAAATGGTAATTTAGATGTATCTGGAACTTTAAAAATAGCAAGTGGTGCAACAGTTTCTACAATATTAGATGAAGATAATTTAGCTTCAGATTCAGCAACTGCACTTGCTACACAACAAAGTATTAAAGCTTATGTTGATGCAGTAACTACTTCCCTTAATCAACAAGATTTAGATTTACAAGGTGATAGTGGTGGTGCATTAGATGTTGACCTAGATAGTGAAAGTTTAACTATTGCAGGTGGAACACTTATAAGTACTGCAGGTTCTGGAACTACAATTACTATTAATGCAGACGCAAGTGTACTTACAGATTCAAATACAAAAACTTTAACAAACAAAACAATAGATGCAAATGGTACTGGAAACAGTATTACAAACATTGAAGTAGCAGATTTAGCTTCTGGTGTATTAGATACTGCACTAGCAAGTGTATCTGGAAGTGATGATACTTTAGCTTCTGCAAAAGCAATTAAAGCTTATGTAGATACTCAAGTAGCAACAGTACCAACTGGAGATAT